ATATCACGCATGACCGAAATTGCCTTGTGGGGGCGGGTCCCCTGCCCCGCCCGCCGGTTCACCTCCGCAGGGCGAAACCCCAGCGTTGACCGAAAAATTCCGAAACCAGGCGGGAGGGGCAAGCCCCTCCCCTACGGGATGATGGGAAAACATTCTGCGCCGGAGGAAGCACACAAAAACACAACCCCCGCCATCCTTTCCATGAGAAAAGGGCATGGCGGGGCTTAATTACCATAAAATGTATGATAATGTACCACTTTTGACCTCTGCCCAATATAGGTGGAGGTGTTTTTTATGGCAAGCAATCACACGGAGCATTTTTCACTCAATCAATGGCAGGCGGACGATCAGGTACTCCGCACCGATTTCAACGAGGACAACGCCAAGATTGACAGCGCTCTCAAGGATCTGGCCGCCGCGCAGGCGGAAAAAGCCGACCAGACGGCCCTGGACGCTCTGGCCGCGGAGGTGGCGAAAAAGGCCACCACGGCGGCGCTGGAGGCCCTCAGTAAAAAGCTGGCATCCATGCCCTGCCTAGTGACCGGGACCTACACCGGAGACGGGGCGGAAAGCCGCCTGATTTCCCTGGGCTTTCAGCCCAAGGCCCTGTTGGTCATGACGGATGAAGGCTATTCTGCCCGCCCATATACCGATGACTACTATGGCGGCCTGGCCCTGCCGGGGAAGCCCGTCTGTCTGAAAACCGTCTATGGAACCGATTATATCCTGACGGTCGAATCCCAGGGCTTCCGTGTTTACTACAACAAGAGTGTGGGGAGACAGGATATTTGAGAAATGCGGGATAGGGCGGGATGAGGGGGGAGACGGCGGGAAAACCCTTGAAATACGCGGGAAACGGCGACTTCCAGCGCGGGACAGAGGCGCGAATTATCAACAATCTTGAGATGAGGATGCGTCGGCGGCGGTCGGCGCTTTTTTCACGCCCACGAGGCCGCACAACGGCGGCGGCGCGGCGAGGCGCACACATACGCAGAATACAAAGAAGCCCCGGAAACGCCCGTATAACGGCATTTCTGAGGCTTTTAGATGGTATGAGCCGCTCGGCCCCGTCCCGGAAGTCACAGCAGCAGACCAAGAGGACGAGAGCTTCGCGGCTCATGCTGCTATTGTAGCAGACGCGGCGGCGGATTGCAAGAGGGGCAAGCGTGCTAACGGAGCGTTAGAGCGTGCGAGTTTTGGGGAAAACGGGGCTTTTCGGCGCGGATCGGCGGGGATTAGGGCGTGCGCTGGCCGTGCGAGGCGTGCGCGGCGGGGCGGAGAACCGGGCCAAAACAGGCGGCGAGCAATGTGACATTTTTTCAAATCGGCGTCACCTATGTCACATTGCCTATTTTCAAGGGTTTTCGGGCGTTTTCGGGCGGCTGGCACTCAAAAAGCAAAGTGACAGAAAACAGATTTACAACTAAATCAAAACAGCGCAAAAAATCAAGCGGTTCCACCTTGGGCTTCAGCGTCCTCGGCGGGGCCGCTTTTTGTTGCGGAGCTGCCGTTGTGATACGTCCAGTAAATAGACTCTTTTTTCCGTTCGACGTGCTTTCGATATTTGAGATGAACGAGGTCAAAAATGTCCTCCCGCTGCTCCTCCGGCAGGAGGCGATACATGGCGATCAGATCGGCCTCCTCGCCCTCCAGCGGCGAGCCGTCGCAGATCAAACCCGCCGTCTTCTGATGGGCGAAGAGGTCGTCGCTCGCTTTTGCGGGGGACGGTTCAATTTCGAGTAAGTAGTCGGCGGACACCTCGAAAATTCGGGCAAGCGAAGCAAGCGCATTATACCCCGGCTTGCTTTTCCCAGTCTCCCAATCGCCGACGTTTCCGGGAGAAACGCCAACTTCTTTCGCAAGCTGGCCCTGGGTAAGGTTCTTTTCAGAGCGTAGTTTTTTTAGTAGGGCACTGAACACAAAAATACCTCCTCGAAATTGCGGGTAATTCACACGCAAAACTATTGACAAACTCGTAAATGCGAGCTATACTAAGTGCGAAAAGTGGTTTATGAATAAAGCAAAATAAATCATAGCACACCCCAACCGAAAATGAAATAGCAAATCGGCGAACGGTAGAGTAAAAGCGAGCGGCGAGGGCTTTCACCCCCTTTCAATTATTTAGTTTGAAGCATTTCAATTTTAGTACCCGGTGCTCTTTTGGCACCATACATCATTTCGATGTGCTCCCGCACCCCTCCCGGGCTCCCAGCCCATGAGAGACGATACACGGGATTTCCTCCGGCCGGGCGAGAGACAAACTCCGCACGACACGCATCGCCGTCTATCAGGCCATACATGAGCGTCCATCTCATGACATGGCCCTCCAGGTGAGGCAACGGAGAAAACGACCATATCCCATTACGCTGGCAAAAGCGAATGAGAGTCTTCAAAGATTTTACTTTTTTCATTTCAGGCAGCCCTCGCCGCCCGCTTTTACTCTACCACACCTTCCGCCGGATGAAAAGCAGCAGATCAAGCGCAGAAGCGCGGGAACAAGTACATACAAGCGTCATGGGGCGTGAGCCAGCGGCGGGGCGTTTTCAGAAAAGGAGACGCGCCAATGGATAAGATCACCAAGATCCTGCTGGACTACACCAGCGGGAAGATCCCCCTGGAAGAGACCAATTACGCGCTGGAGGACGCCGGCTCCGATATCCGGCTGAACCCGGCAAAGAACCTGTTCACGCCGGAGGAGCTTCTGGCAACGCACACCGGCGAGACGCCGGAGGAGGCGGAAGGCTACGGCCTGCTGGACACCGGAACCGGGAGCATGGAAAAGGTCCATGTGACGGCGGGCGTGCTGGACAGCGCCATTAATGAGGTCCTGCCCGACGGCGGGACGAACATGACCGCCTACGTGCTGATCGGCGGGCAGAAGTACGAGGTGAAGGGCGCCGCCCTGACCGCGTGCTGACCTCAGCCGCCAGCGGCGGCAGAGCTTAGAAACCATACACAGCTCCGCCGCTGGCTCACGCCCCATGACGCGGGAAGAGGAGGCAGGCATGAGACACGGAAAGAAGCCGACCAGGAAGCAGAAGATCCGGCTGGGCCGGGTGGGCCTCTCGCCGGAGAACTGGCTGATCGTGCGGGAGAAGCCCAGCGGCGAGCTGGTGATCCTGCACAAGCACACGGACCGGGTCCGGGTGATCCCGGCCAGGGTGGGCTGAAAGAGAGCTCACATAAGCCGAAACGCCCTCCGGGGCGTCATCGGAGGGAGCCCTCCTCCGGTCTGAAGATGGCAGGGCACGAAGAAAGGAAGGCACAGGAGCATGAGAAAGGTCAAGAAGATCAACGGGTATCTGGTGGTCCGGTTCAACGAGCGGGAGAAGCAGGGATACCCTCAGCTGGGCAGCTTCGGCGTCATTGACGCGGAGCTGTACACGGGATGCATCGACACGGACCTGGGTGCGATGGAATACGAGGACGCCGACACGCTGGAGGCGGCCGTGGAGCAGGCCCGGGGCCTGGAGTCGGAGCAGGATTACAGCGGCGATCCGCCGGTCTGTACGCTCATTGTGGAGGCCGCAGACGAAACAACGGAGGAGGCAGTGGATC